GCCGCCTTGACGGTCCCCGGCGTCGTGACTGCCCAATGTATAATTTCGGCATTCGACGCCCGCGAAATTACCGGACAAATTCAGTTTATTGACGAAACGGGGACTGCTAATGGCGTCACATTTTAAGCCCGGCTTCGTCTACTTGATACGCAATCGAGTCAACGGCAAAGGTTACGTTGGGCAAACCGTAAAGTCGGTAAATAAGCGATTTGCCGAACATTTGCGGTCGGCGGCGAACGGTAGCGAATATGCGATTCATTGCGCTATCCGTAAGCACGGCGCCCATAATTTTGAAGTTGAAACGGTCGTCGCGTGTGACTCCTGTTTGCTTAATGCTTTGGAAGAGTATTGCGTCGCGTTCTACGGCACGCGGGCAGCGATTGGGCACGGTTACAACATGACGGACGGCGGAAAAGCGACGTCGGGCTGGTCGCCTTCTTCTGCAACCCGTGAGAAAATGAGCAAGACCCAAAAGGGAAGAAAGCAGTCGCCGGAACATGTGGCAAAAGCCAAGGCGGCACGGGGTCCATACAAGCATTCCGCTGAAATGCGGCGTAAAATTAGCGAAGCGAGTAAGGGCAAGAAGAAGCCGCGGAAAGGCGTTGTGAAATGAGTACCCCATCAAGCGTACCGAAAATTCAGTTTACGGCCGCGGGTTTGGTTATCCCGGCGGAAACTGACATTTTGGCCGGCGTACAAGCCGACATGAATGCAGCATTCGGCGGCGGCCTCAATCCGGGCCTTGAAACCCCGCAAGGTCAACTTGCGTCAAGCCAAACGGCGATTATCGGGGACAAAAACAACGAAGTCGCCCTTATCGTAAATCAAGTCGACCCGCAATATGCCGCCGACCGCTTCCAAGATGCGATTGGTCGAATTTACTTTTTGACCCGTAAGCCGGCCACGCCGACCGCCGTAACGGCCACATTGGGCGGGCTTGCTGGCACCGTAATTCCCGCCGGCACTTTTGCCCAAGATACCAGCGGCAACACCTACACTTTGAGCGGCGCCGCTACTATTGGCGTTTCCGGGACCGTTGACGCTGAATTTCAGAATATCGAAACCGGCCCAATTCCGTGCGCGGCCGGCACGCTCACGTCGGTTTATCAGGCAATTCCCGGATGGGACACCATCACCAATGCCGCCGACGGTACGATGGGTTCCAATGTTGAAAGCCGGGCGGATTTTGAATATCGCCGCAAAAATTCGGTCGCCTTAAATGGTAAAGGTACGCCCCAAGCAATTTATGCGGAAGTCTTCTCCCTGCTTGACGTTCTCGACGTTTACGTCAAGGACAACCCTTCAAACGTCATTGAAAATACGGGAGCGACGAATTATCCAATTGCGCCCCATTCCATTTATGTTGCCGCGGTTGGTGGCACCGACGCCGATGTTGCCGCGGCAATTTGGCGCAAAAAGGATGCCGGGTGCGATTACAACGGGAACACTTCCGTAACGGTCACGGACGACAGCGGCTACAGCTACCCCCAGCCGACTTACGTGGTGAAATTTGAGCGGCCGGTCGCGTTGCCCGTCCTTTTCGCCGTGAGCCTGGTAAATGATTCCTCATTGCCTTCTGATATTGTCGCCAGGGTGAAAGCTGCAATTATTGCCAGGTTCAACGGCGCGGACGGAACAACCCGGGAACGTATCGGGTCGCTGATTCTCGCAAGCCGTTATTACGGCGCGGTCGTTGCTGTGGCGTCCAATGTGTCACTGATTAGCGTTTTGATCGGCACCACCACGCCGACGTTAAGTCAAATTTCAGTCGGGATTGACCAGCGGCCGACGCTGTCTGCTGATGACATTGCGGTGAACCTCGTATGATCGACGTTGAACAAACGATAATCAGCCAGTACGGGAACAGCGCGACCATTACCCAATTGGTCCGCGATATGAACACGTACATAGACCCGCGGGCGGACTTCGACACTTTTTACGACTTTGTTTGGAACGTCGAAACGGCGCAAGGTTTCGGCCTGGACATTTGGGGCCGCATCGTCAATATATCGCGGGAACTCACGGTTCCGGCCGCCCTTACTTACTTTGGATTCAATGACGCTTCCCCCGGTTCGTATCCGTTTGACGAAGCCCCTTTTTATGTCGAATCGTCCGACGCGACTCGAACGTACAGGCTTGCCGACGACGCTTACCGCACTTTGATTTTAACTAAAGCGTTGACCAACATTTCGGCCGTCAACGCCCCGTCCTTGAATCAGCTTATGCGGAACCTGTTTGCAAGTCGCGGGCGCTGTTATGTAAATGACATGGGCGGCATGCAGCTACGGTACACCTTTGAATTTTTGCTCACCGACTACGAATACGCTATCATGACGCAATCCGGGGCTATCCCAAGGCCAGCGGGAGTCGGTGCGTACATCATCACAACCGACGCCCCTGTCTTCGGTTTCTCCGAAGCCGCGGCGGCGCCGTTCGACCAAGCTCCATTTATCCAAGAAGGTGCGACCCATGCAATCATCTAACAAACCCGACAAGCTGGTTTTGCCGTTTGCGGCAAGCGGCGGAAAACGAACCATTCCGGTCGATTCGCAAATTGGCATCGTGGCCGGCGCCGCCTCGCTTGCTGACGGCTTCCCGCCTCTCACGCGGACGCCTTTGTCGGCTGGTGGCGTTCCGCCTTCCGGGCTTGACATGAATGGCGTATTGTACGAAATTTCCGCCGCGATTCGCTGGGCAAACGCGGGCGGCGGGTATGCTTACGATTCAGCTTTTGCCATTGACACGAACGTCGGCGGCTATCCGAAAGGCGCCCGCATCATGCGGTCGGACGGCCTGGGCTATTGGCTGAATCTCACGGAAAATAACGTAACCGACCCGGAAGACGTCGCCACGGCGGCCGGCTGGGTTCCTGACTACACCAACGGGATTGCGGCCGTAGCAATGGCAAGCGCCAACGTCACGTTGACCCCGCTGCAATACGGCAAGCCGATTATTGTAATTTCCGGCACCCTTACTGCAAACCTGAATTTGATTTTCCCGAACATCGCCGGGGAATGGACGGTCGTTAACGGGGCGTCCGGGGCATTCTCCGTAACCTGCAAAACGGCCGCCGGTACTGGCGTAAGCATTCCAACCGGATACGCCCGCGGAGTTTATGGGGACGGAACGAATATTGCAGCAAGTGAAAATTTTGCCGATCTTCTTAAAGTTGACCTTGCGTCGACGGCAAGTGGAAAAGGCGCCGCTATGATTGGCTTTAAGCAAGTCGAAACGGGCAGCGTTCCAATGACCGCAAACGACAAACTTGCTCAAACCGTTTATGTTGAAGACTTCGGCGCCGACCCAACTGGTACGAATGATTCATACGCCGCGATTCAAAACGCCATTAATGCAGTCTCGGCCCGCGGCGGCGGTGTGGTTAAGTTCCGAACAGGCGCCCTCTATAAAATAAGTTCCGGGTTAGTTGCACATACCCCCGTGCTTTTGAAGGCTGACGTTCGCGGCGACATTTCCACGAACACCAACGGCGGAAGCTACGCAAGCGCCAAGCCGACCATTTTGTATACCGGCGCCGCTGGTGGGGCAATGTATACTTTGAGCCCGGCCGTCGTCGGTAATGTTGTATGGGGTGGCGGCGCCGACGGCATTGAATGGAACGGCAACGATTTGGCGGCATACGGCGTGTTGTTGGATAACACGAAATATGCTCTATTCGACGGCAAAGTTCGCCAAGTAACTTTTACCGGAGTAGCACTTACGTCAAATAGCGGGTCTGTCGGTAATTTCTCAATGAAAAACCACGTTCGTTCCCTCGAATTTGTTTGGGGGAACGCTGCCGCTTGCCAAAACGCGCATGGGTTAACTCTCGGCGGTAACGGTTCGACGGTTCCGGCGACGCAACAATATATTGGCGACGTGAGCGGGCTAGTCTATAACGGTTCGCTAGTTTATATTTCTGAAACCGATAATGCCCAATTCCAATCAGTTCACGCGGCGGTGCAAGCGCCTGGGACCGGATGCGCTGTATTTTTACAATTTGCCGGGTCGCAACCTTCAAACAATAACGTTTTCTTTTATGTTGCTGGCGAGTTCAAACAGCAATCCGGACTTTATGGCAATGTGATTCTTCAATACGTTTCCGAAGGTGGCGGAATAACGATGCAAGGCGGGGTCGGTTCCTCAAAATGGGACGGCGAAGTTACCGATTACGTCACTGGCAAACGCTTCAAGAGCCACGTCTACGCGTTGCGTAAAAAATTGGATTTGCGGCCTGGCGATTTTGTTGGGGATACCGGAACCAGCACGTTAAAACTTGGGCTCCAATGGTCTACTTTATCTTTCTTGAGTTCCGGAACTGGCCGCGTTTCCGCTGTCGTTCCGCCCCTATATGATGTCAACGGCGGTGTAATTGAAGGCATTGAAATATTCGTCGGCACGAATGGCACTAGTGCCGGAAATTACCGCATGCAAGTGGTTTGTTCTACGGTAACAACAGGGTCGTCGTCGGGCGTTGTGACCCCGGAAGTCCTCATGCTCCAAACAGTGGCCGCGCCCGCACAATATCAAATTTCAAAATACACCTTTACGTTCACCCCTGAATTGGCAATAGCTAACGGTAACGTAATTCTTTTGGGCATTGATCGTTTGGCGGCCGACGCTCTTGATACGAATAGCGACGATTCTATTTTTATCGGAGCCCGCGTTCTATACCGTGGCACCGGCCCGGATAGCGCCGGTTCCGGAACTTATTTTATCCCTGAATGGTGATACAACATGCCCGAAGAAAAACAAGCGTGCAGCCTTCCCCCGGAATACTGCCCCCACGTCAAGGAAGCTGCCGACGAAGCCGTCAAGAAGGTTTTTGCCATCTTGGGGGTTGACGTCGATATCCCGAAGGAAGTCGAACAGTTCCGGGAAAATCTCCGCTTTGGCGCCAGCATGCGCCGGGCGGCTGATAAGGGCATGTTGGCAATCATCGGCGCAATTGCCGTCGGCGCCACGGCCGCAGTGTGGGCCGGCATTGTTTCATCAATCATGAAGGGGCATTAACCTTGAAGTCGCGCAAATTTATTTTGGCGCTGCTGTCACTCTTGAGCGCGTCCCTTCTTTGCGTTACCGGCCACATTGCCGACGGCGTTTATTCTACCGTTGTCATTGCCACGGTCGGCGCGTACATGACGGCCAATGTCGCCCAAAAAGCAACGGCCAAACCTTTGGAGCCTTGAACCATGCGACGCTTCCTTCGTTATCGTTTCCTTTTCCTGCTGGTGGGCACTTTGGTTGCCGCCGGCTTTTCCTTCTACAGTGACCCCGATAGCGGCCTGTCGACCCTCTTGGGCGGCCTGGCGCTGATCCAAGGCATTTGGGCTGTGGCCGCTTCGCATTGGGCACGCAAGGCCCTGGCCGATTACCCGGAAGCCGACCAACGCCGCTTGTTTGCCAAAGCCGCGGAAGACCCCATCGGCGCCGGGCTGGCGCTTATTGCCCTGGCAATCGTGTTCGTCGGCCTGCTGCTGGTCTTTGCGCCGCGTGCCCATGCTGACACCTTGCCGGCCGGCTTCGCCACGTATGGGCCGATTCTGAAAGCCGAACAGGCCAAATATTGGGGCGACCATCCCGACCCGGCAATTCTGGCCGCCCTGGTTGAGCAAGAGTCGTGCGCCAGCTTGAAGTCGCCGCGATGTTGGAACCCTGCAGCCCGGCTCAAATCTGCACGCGAAGAGGGCGCAGGCATGGGGCAGATTACGCGGGCCTATCGTGCCGACGGTTCCTTACGCTTTGACGCCCTGGCGGGACTCCGGGACCAGTACGGCGCGGACCTGGCCGGCTTGTCTTGGGATACCGTCTATCAACGCCCCGACCTGCAATTGCGGGCCTTGGTGCTTATGTCCCGGGATTCCGCCCGAACGTTCCGCGGGGCGCCCGCCTGGCTGGCCTTTGGGGATGCTGGATATAACGGCGGCGTCGCGGGCGTGCAGCGTGAGCGCCGGGCCTGCAAGCTGTCCGCGGGCTGTGACCCTGCCCAATGGTTTGCCCATGTGGAAGCCCATTGCCTCAAGTCCCGACAACCCATTTACGGCAACCGTTCGGCGTGCGATATCAACCGAGAGCATGTCCGCAATGTGCTTTTGGTACGTCGGGCCAAGTACGTCGGGGCCATGTCATGAGCCGCCTTGTCGGCCTGATTACAGGCAACCCAATGGCGTTACTGTGGCTTATGGTCGCGGCTTTCGTCGTTGGGCTATCATCCGGCGCCGGGGGTGCCTGGTGGGTCCAAGGGCTACGCCTCGACGCCGTGCAAGCTGAATACGACGGCTTCGTTGCCACAACCAAGGTCGAAGGAGAAGCCGCAAAGAAACTGGCGGACGCTACGGCCGCCGAAGACAAACGGAAAAAGGAGAGTTCCGACCATGAATATCAAACAACTATTGCCCGTCTTGATGCTGACATTAAGCGCATGCGCGACGACCGTTCCCGTAGCCGTTTCGTGCCCGCCGCCCCCGCCGGTTCCCGAAGTATTGGCCTTGCCTGCTTCAACCGGGCCGACCTTGAGCGAACGTTACAACAGTTTGACGAAGCAGTTACGGGACTCATTGCAGAAGGCGACGCGGACTCCGTACGGCTCAACGTTGCACGCTCTTGGGCGGCCGGCATTCGCGGCGGTATGTCCCTTGGTAGTCCGGCCAAAAGCCAGCCTTGACCATTTCGCAATAGTGGGCCTGTTCGGCTTGCTGGTCTTCATAATCCATATGACCAGCAAGCCCCAGCAACAACACCAGCGCCGCCATAATTGCGGC